CATTATCTACATCACGGAATATCTGTAAACCTGTCCGAGTACTGCCCGTTTGCTGTCCAATAATATCGTCAGCAGTTACACCTGTACCTGAATTACCACCGCTAAGAGTATAAATATCTGAAGCAAGTGAATTAACAGTTGCAGCAGTCTTTGTTAAAGAAACGTATTTACTATTATTAGTTACATAACTGAAAATATAGTTTTCTTTCGTATCATCAAGAACTAAATTGTCAAAAGTCTCAACAAGAACACCTTTGTAATACACAAGAACTTTATAACTATCATCCAGTGTAGTTCCTGGTCCTATCGCTACAGCTATATTGTTTCCCCAGGTACCTGGTGAACTCGCACTCAATTTAGCAACATCTTCAGGAGGCGAATTCCCTTTTACATGTGTATTCTCGGCATAAGCTACACTACTGCTCGCTACACGAACAAATCTCAATGAACGACCTCTGCGTAAATAACGAATAGCACAAAGTAGTCCAAAATAATCATTCTCAGGTTCACCAAATGTATCTATAAGTTCAGCTTCATTAGATATGCTAATGAGTTTGTTTACTTCACCTTTATTAGCTACTCCTACAACACCAAATTGAGTTGTACCAAGAGTAGTGATGTACTGAGAAAAATCTAACTCACTAACATAAACTCCTGGTGATATATGTGATGGCATAGTAAACCTCCATTATGCAAGTTGCTTTTCTAAAACTAATTCATCAGTATCATTTGACCTAACGTACAATTGTGCCCAGATACTCAACACTGCAGGAGTAATCTTTACTGGACCTACTATCCAACCATACAAAGAAAATGTATAAGTCTGCCGTAATGTACGAGAATTCTCAGAACCTGGCTCTAAATCCGAATTATCTACCCAATCATCCCAGGTAATCCTGATAAGTTCTTTACCAAAAGGTTCAGGATGCATAATCTCTAAATAAGAATAAGAACCAAGAGGAAATTTTAATGCCACTTGTTCCTTTATTGATGTTAATTGGCGTAAAGTAGAAGCCCAAACATCCATCGAATAGCTAATAACAACTGGATAAGGCATTCTCATGCCTACCCATTTTACTTTATCTAAAGTCTGATAACCTTTTGTCAAAGAACCGTAACGATAACGCTCTTCATCAAATCTAAAAGAATGCCTGCTGTAAGATAAAAACGGTAAAGGTACAGTATTAGGATTCATCTGCGTAGTCTTTACAAAAGTTCTGTCTCTATTCTGATTTAACAATCTTTCCATTTGTGCAAATGCCCTTGAAGGCGTAGCAAATACAGATGGTATGCGTTTAGCTTTATCTTTAGGGTCATCCGGTCTATAAGAATAAAAAGATGCCCAATCCGCAAAAGCATGGTCATAATTGTCGTAAATCTGAACTATCTTAGATTTTTCTACTTCACTAATAATTTCTTCGTTACCTGGCATTACTTAATCTCCTTAAAATCTAATCTGATATTAGCATTGTTCTTACTAAAATAATTGTTAAATTCTGCTTCAAAAAAATCTTGTAAAGCAGAAGTTAGCTTCGGTAAAAAGTACATCGGAGTTATATTCTGCTCACTTGAACCATAATTATAAAGCCTTAATGTCTTCGCAAACTCTTTATCTGAAATACCTATTGTAACACCATCATTAGTAAACGTAACTTTCAAAAATTTCCGAATAGCCATTCTTGCATCCGGTAAAACTCTATATAAAGAATTCTCCAAAACTGAATCAATAACTTCAAACATTTTTTCTCTATCTACTATGGCTACCATAATTAATCACCTCAAAATAAGATTAGGTACTTCTAAAGATAAATTTTCATATTTAAGAACAGAAGGAAGTGTAATTACCTTCTTAGGTAAATCTAAAGAAACATCTCGCTCTAAATTGGCATAACAACCAAAATATAGAGGTATGCCACTATTCATATAATACACTTCATAAGCAACATAATAAACTTTATAAATCCTGTTCCAGTATTGAAATCTATCTCCTGGACCTATCAAAGGTACAGGAATAGCATCTGGTTCAGATTGTTTTACCAAATTAAATACAGCTAAAATAGATAAAGGCACTACCAGTTTCCCTGTAGCTCGGACTTCGTCCAGTCCAAATTTTGTTAAATCATAAGACTCTTTTTGAACATCATAATAACAAGGAAAACAAATAGGGTCTTTAAAAACAAGTAACTCTCGTTCAATTTCATTATGAAGTTTGTCAACAAAAGTTTCAGAGGCCTCTCTGTCAATACACCAATACTTAACAGGATGTAATCTGTAAGCTCCTAAAGCTCCTCCAGAACCTACATGAGCTTCAAGTATACGCCATAACTCATACCCTATCTCAGGGAATTGAGTAAAACGTAAACCATAAAAATTTGTCATTACTCTATCCATAACAATTATCCCATCAATGGCGGTACTGGTTCACTCAACTTAGCAATCAAATTATCAAGCATCTCTTTAGCTTTATCTTCATCACGTGGTCCTACATCAACATTACCTGTAGGCAATATCAAAGGTGTACGACTGCGTATTTCTGCTATACGTAACCTACAATAGGCTTCTACAGCCATAAGAAATTCTGGTACAAGTCGTTTAGGTATAGTAGCTAATGTATGATTCTTTATACCTGTAAACATAACATGATAAGGTCCACCTGTTATATAAATATATAACCTGCGATTCTCCTGGTCATAAAACCAATCAGGATCCGCACTGAAAGAACGCTTAGCCATCTCTACCCAATGTTGCCACTCATAATAGTCTCCAGCACCTAAACGTCGCCAGGAAAGCATTTTATCTAATGTAAAAATATTCATATCATAATTGTAAATACCAACACCTTCCCGAACAAACTGAACTTCAATTATATCATCTATATCATTATCTATCTGAATAACAGTCCTATCAGCAACGTTCTCAAGAGTGCCATAGTAAAGTCGTGGCTTGTAGCGATTAAATAGATAGATGGCATCAGAAATAGCATCAGCTATCTGTTCATCTGTCAATTCAAGTGAACGAACAGGATAACCTAAAGAACGTTTAGTCCTATCTATTACACCCTGTTGCGTTAAGGGATATTCTATAGATTGTTCCCAACGATCCATAAAAGCTCCTTATAAAGATTTCAGTTCATAAAATTTCCTTAAAGCCTCAGAATACTGAGGAAAGTTAGTATTTATAAATCTCGTAAAAGCTCTCTTGCTCGTAGTTTCAAAGTTAGGATTTGTAACTACAAAAATAAATTTACCATCTTCATACTTAAAAGCAGATAGAAGCTCAGAAGCTACATCTGCAGTCTGCTCTTTCTGAGAAGGTTTCTCTTCTTTCTTGGTTTGTTCAGTAGATTTAGTTTTTTGTTCTATATTCTCAGATTGAGAGACAGGTTTAGTTTCAATAGAAGGAGTTTTAGCTTCTTTAGAAGTTTCTATAACAACTCGTTCAACAACACCTATATCTACACCTGTCTTAGAAAAAGTATTGGAAAGCATATGAGCAAATTGCTCACGTTGCTTTTGAAAAGCTAAATCTTTCTCAAGAACTACCTTCTCTTGAGAAGATAGTTTATCTACTTCCACATCTTCCTTCGTCAAAGAATCTGGTCCTACAAAACGTGCATAATAAGAATCATAAGAAAACTCTCCAGGACGAAAAAGTCTAATACCACCAGTAGGCGAAGACAAAGAAAGAGTGTGATTAGTACGATTAATATATCTGCTAATTTTCATTTTTAGTCTCCTATATACTCTATTTTGACAAAATACTCAGAAAAGAAAATACTGAACAAATACTAACTGTACATTTAACTATTCTTCTTTTGCTACAGCTTCACTCGCCTTAGCTTCAGGTCGTTCTGTTTTATTTAATTTTTTTGTAGCATAATTATAAATGTCAATAAGTTGAGACCTTGAAATATAATCTGGTTTTAAAAAATGAGCTATTCTGCACATTATTCTGTCATGTTCTTCTCCATGTGCTAATACCGGATGAAAAACGTTTTCTCTTTTCCTTGTCCATAAAATATAATGAGCCAACTCATGATAAAGCGAATGATTATCTAACAACCCCTCTTTCGCAATTTCTATAAACGGATATTTACCACGAAAAACCTTAAAACTCCCCAATCCACCCCCAGATGTTAAATCTGTATCTAAAAACTCAACATCTATTTTAGGAACATCATAAATATCACAAATTTTAGCTACCATCTTTTCTGTTATCTTCTTTGCCTGCGCTTCTACAAATTCCTCAGCACTCTTATATTTCTTCGCTTCTTTCACCAAAAATTCAAATCCCGGCGGAATTCTTGCTTTATCTTCTAAATTACTCTCCTGAAGCTTACCCGATAACTTATCCAGAGTAATTTTTCCACCTTTAACAAACCAATATGCAACTTCGCCTATCCCATGCACAATATCAAGAGTATTATTTATTGCTACAAGCTTCTGACGATCTGTCTTTGCAATAGTTAGTTCTCTTAAAGCTTTTTCAAACTTTTCTGGAGCTTCTGTTGCTCTGCAATTACCATACTCATCTGCAATAAAATCACTAAAAGCATCTAACTCTTCATCCATAAGTTGAAAAACACCTGTTGGATAATAAATATACATAGAATTAGCCAAAATTTTCCCTATATTATTTCTTAAAATAAAAATAGTTTCATCTAAAAAGTCCGTATCTAACGGCTCATCTTTAAGAAGCTTCTGGTATTGCTGTGCCAATCTCGCAGTATCGATAAAATCCCAACTTTGTTTCTGTCGCCCGGAAAGAAACTCTAAACCAACTTCTACAGCATAAGGATAAAAATCTTCAAGCCCCTCAACAGCTTCTTTAAATTGTTCCAGAGTTTTGCCACCTAATGTTCTGCTATCTGTACTCTCCCTGGCTTTTACAACTTCAAACAATTTGTCTATAATATAACGCTTAGACATGTTATATCCTCTATTTCTGTTCGTTCTTACCCGCAAACTTAAAAAGACAATTTAACTTTATCTTTTGAAAAACCTGAAAAGTCTTTTATAGGAGTTCCTCTAACATAAATTTTACCCTTTACTACCTTTAAACCCTTCAAAGAAGTTAAATTAGGACAATAAGCACAATAAAAGTTATCCCCTACGTACTCAGGAGCGCCTTCAAGGGATGTAAGGTTTATACAATTAGAACAATCAAAATGGCCTTCTACATGCCTGGGAGCTCCTTTTAGAGTTGTAAGATTACGGCAAGAAGAACAATCAAAAAATCCACCTACATACTTAGGAGCTCCTTCAAGAGTATGAAGAGGAAGCCCTGAAACTGAAAAACCACCGTTAATTTTACCAAAAGGATAAACTATCTTTTCATCCTCAATATAAATAAATCTTGACCAAACATCTCCTACCACATCAATCTTACCATCTCGTAGAGTAGCTTTTAGTCCTTTACTGTTTAAGAAACCAACATAAGACTCTATTGTAGGAAACTTTATTTCAAAAACCACACCGGCAGCCTCAAACAATTTGTCTATAATATAACGTTTAGACATTTTTCACCTCCTATTTTGTTTGTTTTTGCTAGTTTTACTCCACAAACTTAAAAAAGTAAAACAGCTTCCAAAAAATCGCAAAGAAGAATAAAGAGCCTGCCGGGATAGAACCGACAGGCTCCAAATCCTTCACAGTTTACACGATCCTCATCTTCTGATAATACCGTGGATTGACTACCTTTATGGCGGACTTGTTAGCAAGCCCCTTCCTTACACGGAAGTCATCCAGCCTGATAGTATCAGTTGTATAAAGACCAATGTAAACTGCCTGGATGATACCCGCATCGAGCAATGATGTACCCTTATGACCCAGCAGTGCCTCATTGCTTGGATATGCAGGATCCTTATAAACCACTTGACCAGAACGGAGTGTCCCAATCTTATGGACACCTGCGGTACCAGGAGCTACAGGAGTCCGAGTAAAGAACCCGTCTGGAAGAGCTTCAATGTACGCAGCAAAATCCACACCACAGACTATCCAGTCTGCACCGAATCTCTGCGTACGTCTGAAGATTTCATTACTTGCATGAACAACTTTCAATGCAAGTGTCTGACGATGCAGGACTTCAGGCACTGCCAGTGGCGGAGTGTGATCCCACTCTACATAACCACCAGGAGCAATTGCCCGAGCTTGCCGAATCATTTTATTGTAGATCTCTTTCTGGATTTCATTCCCTAAGAAACCTACAATTTCTGTTTCAGCAACTATACCATGCACCGCCTTCAGGTCAAACTCGGCATCCTGTGACCAGCGTGAACGTAGTCTGAACGGTTGAGCTACTACTGGTGATGAAGTTAGCAGGAATTCTACTTCTGGAACCTGGTCAGATTGTTCCATATTGTAGGAATAATCTGCCACAACAGTAGCTCCAGAAGGAGGAGCTTCATTAAATGTAATATCATAAGCACCAGTTACATAGTCAATCGTTCCAGAACCACCTGCACTGCCAGTCAGATTCCCGTTACCGTTATCCGTAAAGGTCTCAGTTCCGTCAGTGATTATAACAGATCCAGCTCTAACAGGAATCCAGGACAAATTACCAGTGAAACGATTTGCACTACCATCCCCATTGGCCAGTACTTCACTATTAATCTTTTCACTGATATAATCTGTCTCATTCGTCATCGGTCCTGCAAGAGCATCATACATCTTACTGCCAGCTGTAACGTTGCCTTTTGTAGATCCGTATATGATGTCCCAGTAGAACACCAATCCAGTAGGACCTGTCAAAGGCTGAACGCTAAATAGCTCGCCAGTAATGATGTTAGCATACACTGCACGGATCAGTGGATACACATAGCGAGGGAAAGTGGCCAATTGACCTGTAGTTGTCACATCCTCTGTAAGTTTTCTATAGTTCTCACAAAGGATGGCAATCAGGTTACGCTTCCAAGGATCTTCAATACCTTCCAGAAAGTCTATCCTTGACTCAGGATAGTCCTCAAAGCAAGGTAGTTGATCCTTAGGCATATTTGACCACTTCTCCGCAAGCATTTCTCCAACCTTGCGGATATCTTCATATAGATTCTGTGCATTCGCCATGGTATCAACTCCTTTCGGATAGGCAGTAAACAGCTAAGCACTCACTGTCTGACAGAGCGAAAATACATTCGCTTGCAGACACACATTACAATCGTTTAGCCAGAAAGTGTACAAACCCTTTCCGACTTTCTGTACTGGATTCTAATATCTCTTTTTCTTTCTTCTTTGAATCAAACTCCATTTCATTCAAAGGTATCTTGTATTTATTGTGTAACAAATCTTTACATTCTACAACAGTACGACAATTATTAAGTTCCTCACGAAGACCTTTAAGATCTGGACGAGCTTCTAAAAACTTATAAACAAATAATTCTTTCTTTATCTCACGACCACGTTCTACAAGAGCACATATAAACTGATTTGCACTTCTCAAACAATCCCTTTGATAAGAAGCAAGCTCACTGAGATTAGCAATACGTTCTGCTGAATTATCAATCACATCAGCAGCTTTATCTATAGCTTCAGCTGCAACATCAATTATTTCCGCAGATTTGTCAAATACGTCTGCAGTTTCGCCATCAGAACGGTCTTCAGAAGAATAAGGAAGTCTATAGAACCTTCTTGGTCTAATTCTTCTATGTCTAAGAAGACGTCTTCTAAATTCTATAGGTTCTTCAAATTTATCCTTAACAACAGGAACTTCTTCCTTCTCATCTGAAGATAATTCGTCTTCTTTTTTAGGTTCTTCTTTCGCAACCTCAGGTTCTTTCACTTCGTCTTCTTTTCCAGGCTCTTCTTTCGCAACCTCAGGTTCTTTCACTTCATCTTCTTTTCTAGACTCTTCTTTCGCAACCTCAGGTTCTTTCACTTCGTCTTCTTTTCCAGGCTCTTCCTTTGCAACCTCAGGTTCTTTCACTTCGCTTTCTTTCTCAGATTCTTCTTTTGCAACCTTAGATTCTTTCGATTCAGCTTCTTTTTTCTCCCTACGAAGCTCCGTAAGTAATTCTTCAACAACCTTAGACACAACTTTTGCATCTCCTTCTTTGTTACTTACTGGTTTTGCTTCCACAACAGGTACATTACTCTCTGTACTTGACTCTATCAAAGATTTCTTGAGCATAGACTTCACAGCAAGCAATTTACCTATACAAATATCAGCATCTGAACGAAGGCTCTGGTCAACAGAAGCAAGCTTAGAAATATAAGAGTCAACAATATCAAGCTTCTCTAAAATCTCCTTAGAAGAAGCAAAATCACTCCCTACGGAATCAAGAAACCTCTCACATTCTGAAATTAGTTTAATATCGTTCTTTATATCACTCATATTAGTCTCCTTTTGTTTACACAGATTTTCCAGTGCTTCTTTTATATAAGACGGATAAGCATCAACTACAGATGGCTCACATACAAAGTCAAAAGTCTTTAATTCAAAACCATCTTCTTGTACAATATCGTAGCCATCAGGACTTCTTTTTACAGAGCCCATAGCTCTACTGGAAACCCCTACAGGTATCCCAGCAGATACGAGCTCTTTTACAATCTTCCCGCTGGGAGTGTCTAAGACAAGAAACCTGCCATAGACAGCTCCAGTCGCAGGGTCCATCCATACATCTTCAACGAGATGAGAGACCTCTTTTAAGGAGGATATTCCTTTCTCGGGATGCTCTAATTGTCCAAGTACTTTACGTTCCTTAAGAAGGGTTTTAAAAGAAGAATTCTCAGAGAGTACTTTCTCCCAGAGCTTTCTTGGATAAATACGACCATTTCTATTAGCTTTATCTGCTTCTTGGATCTTTCCTACAAGAACAATTCTACTTGAACCATCAGATTGTTTTTGCTCATACTTTTCCGTTATAAGAAAATCAGTATCAGCACGTCCATAAACATAGAGCGGTATAGTAGCCATAGTCAGAACTCCTTTCTTTATAATCCTGTTAAATAACAAACAGAATGAGAAACCTTATTTTCTAAATCTAAACGTACAGCTTTAGCATTCCACAAATGATTAAGAATAACATCTGAACAACTAAAATCCATTCTTTTAAGCAAATGTTCAAAAAGTTCCAGGGAGACTTTATAACTATCTCCATTATCTAATAGAATTAGGATATCTGAAGAATCCGAATAAGGGTCTTCAAGTTGAACACGCCAATATTTTACAGTTGTAGGTGGTAATAACATAACAATCATTTAACGTATTTATACATATATTCTCGTAATTTACCTGGACCATCTGGACTACCACGATATTCATCAAACCAGAGAATAAAACCATCTTTACCTGGAGAATTTACAAGTTTAGGAATTAAATCAGAAGCAGTTTTTTCATTTAATTCAGAAAAACCATCACCATTCTTTAAATCTTCTTTACTACCCAACCAGGCTTTAAGATTATTTAATGAGCTTGCTTTACCTACATTCAAAGTAGCATCTCCACTCCAGTAACCTTCTCCAATACCGTTAGAATAGAGTCTGCCATTCCATCCAGTTTTACGAATAGTTTCAGCAAGAACACGACAATAATTGATACTTTCACGTTTAGATGGTTCAAGATAAAGAACAATAGCATAAATATATTTACCTGCTTTAGATATAAGGTCTTTGTAAGCAGAAATATCGCAATCAAGACGTTCTCTACCATACCACAAAGAAGTAGGTACTAATTTATAATTCCAGCCACTCATATAACAGGATAAACCTTTACGGACACTTGGTTCATTACAAAGAGTGAGCATAACACGGAAATTGTATTTATTACAAATAAGTTTTATATTATTAACAAGAACATCTGTAACAGCAGTAGTAGTTCTACCTGGAACAATATAGGGACGTACCTTCCCTTCTCCTCCATAAGACTTATCAGGAAGGTCTGCTACAAAATAAACAGTATTGTAATAGTTACGTAGTATCTTTAAATCGTTATCTCTTAATCGCTCTAAATCAGGAATACAACCCATATCAGTCGCCATAATAGCTTTAATAGGTTCTTTATCATCAGGATAAGAAATTACAATAGGTGTAGTAGAATTATTGCTATTACTACCTCCAAAAATCTTTTTAAATAAATTCTTAAAGAAGTCTAATAAAGACGAAAACATAATTAACGCTCCTTATCTTCCTTACAACAAGAAGAACAACCGACTCTTAAGCCAGAAAGATAACAAGAAATTTTCTCGTTTAGTTCGTGAACTTCTTGTATAAGTTCTTTCATCTGTTTTACTAATAATTCTAAACGTTCATTCTCGTCTGCAGGTGGTAATACAGAATGTAATTTTTTCATAACGAACTCCTTTCAAGGTATAACACTTAATTCATTTGTTCGATTTACTATCACAAAATCACGCAATAGAACAGTCCATACAGGTTCAGTCGTAATGAAAATTCTAAAGTTTTTACTGGCATTCACAAGATTTGTCAACGTATTAATTTTTGCAGTTGTAACCCGTGCAGGTAATTGATTCTGTGTGACCCAGCAAGCACGCCAGAGATTGTTTGTATTTGTTTTCTCTGCAATGTACACCCAGCCTTCGTTGAATACTCTATTATCAATTCCTTGACTCAAAATGTTTTCCACAACATATTTCAATATCGTTCGCTTTGTATTAAAAACATTGTTATTTACAAGAATGACAACATGCTCAATTTCTGTTGCTTGTATGACGAATGTAAACAAGCATAATATCAAAACAATTTTTTTAATCATTGAACCACCCTTTCGTGTTTTTGTGCCACGTGTAATATGAATTAATCCACGTAGCATCTTTCGAGTATTGAGAACCGTTGCCTACGTAAATTCTAACTTCATCAAGATAACCTGTATAAAAGTAATCGCCAGCTTCTAAATCCGCACGTCTGCATAGAAAAAAGCGTGGTTGTACTCCATCCTGAATTGTTGTGGGTACAGTTCCAGTAAACGTCAATGTCTTTTGTGCATTGTCAATATACAATTTCAATCTACTCGCATTGTCAACCTGTGTGCCATCAAAAATCATAACAAGATGATGCCACGTGTTCAATGATAAACTTCCATCTGTCGTATAACCGTAATTTCCAGAACCGATGTAACAATACACATCCGTTGCAGACTGATATATTGCAAAGCCTTTCGAACGGTAATCTATGATTGACGCACCTGCAGATACAGTCGGCTTGATCCAGATTGAAACTGTCAAGTTGCTTTTTCCAACAAGTCCAGCGGTGCTGGCATAATCTTGGAAGTACGACAGATGAACATAATCATTTCCGTCAAAATATAAATATGAATTTCCATTCGTACTATTAATCAGTGTAGGGCGGTCTGTACCAATTGGTATCACACCATTCGGTTTCATATCCGAATGATTTTGCCGATATGCGTCGTAATATCCTCCGCCCCCGTGAGTCAGAAAGTGAAAACATTTGTGTGTCCACGTGTTTGACCAGTCGCCACGATTGTAATAATCCCACTCAGACACAACCCAGTTCGTCCCTGTGTTCCACCAGATGTCTTCAATGTCACTCACTGACTTCGTTGTCGTGTAGAAAGCTACTCTGTCAAGCAAGCCAGTGTAACTTAAATTTTGATTGACAGTGTAATAACCAATATGCAAGTTGTTCGTGTTCAGATTGATGATGTTTATGTTTACTGTCGTGTTTGTGAAGAGCGGTGTCATATTCGAATACAGAACTATTCGATTTGTAGTAGCTGTGAGTGTATACAAAAATCCGCTGTAGAATCCTATCCAGCCCGCAGTACCAAAATAAAGCCAGTTTCCATTCACTGCACCATATAACCGCATGTAAGGAGCTTCAAAATAATGCAATCCAAATGGAACTACAGCATTGCCTCCATTCGTATTTCCGATAGTGGCAAAAAAACCATATGCAGGCTTGTCCCAGGTTGCAGTATACCAGCTCACCCACATTGACAACGTCCAGTTCGTCACATAGCC